CGTGTTTACATGGTCTATGAAAACGACGACGCACGATATTTTCTAACGGTGGACGACCTGTATCGTCTAATTGATATCCTTAACAACAAGAATGGAATAAGATAATGGAAGATATTGAAAGTGATTTCAGTGCAACCGAAGAACTCAAAGCCTATGGTGTTAGAGAAGTAAAGGGTGGTATCCTCGTTGGTCCTAACGAAGCACTTCCAGAACGTGCTTTTGCACTTGTCAAGTACCTTTATGAAGAATGGGACTATATTTATTTGTCGGAAGCTAAGTATAAAGACTTGACAAATACATAATATTATGCTATAATATACATTATAAACACTTAGAAAAGGATTTCCAGAATGGGAATTATGAAAAATGTTAGAATCTCTTGGGCAAAAGTTCTTGGCGCTCCACGTCCCAAATACAACCCTAGAGACGGTAACGAGTGGTCTGTTGATCTTATTTTTACAAAGGATCAATTGAAACAACTTGTTAAAGAGGGTTTCACTGTTGGCGCTTTCCTGAAGAAAGCAAAAGACGGTTCATATGAGTATATTCGTTATACTAGGGACTCTGAAGACAAAGATGGTAAGCCTAAGTCGCCTATCAAGGTTGTCGGTCCAGATGGTAAAACCCCGTGGCCCCAAGACCAGCTTCTTGGTAACGACACAATTGTTGACATTAAGTATAAACTCACTGACCCCTATAAAGTCAAAGGTGAGACTCGTGTAAAACTGGTTGTCATGGAAATGATGGTTCGTGAACATAAGTCTTACGAAGGTGGTGGTGAAGAGTTTGAACCTGCGAGCCCTGCTAAGGGCGTTGAAGAAGATTGGTAACAGATGAAAACCTTAGACACACTAATTCCTGACATCTACAAACTATTTGAGACAGGACACGAGTGTTCTACGGAGAATTTAGATAAGTTCGCAGAGACGATTCGGGACACAGTAGCCCAACGTTTATCTAGCTACAAAGAGCCGCGCAAACCGACTCTGCGAATGTCTAACATCGGTAAAGCCGACTGTCAACTTTGGTTTGAACTGAACGGTACAAAACCAGATGGGGATATTCCCCCCACAACTAAGATTAAGTTTCTGTATGGTGACATCATTGAATCCTTAGTCCTCCTACTGATTAAAGAGGCAGGATATGAAGTCACTGATGAACAGAAAGAAGTTTATTTTCGTGGTATTAAAGGTCATCTTGACGCTAAAGTAGAAGGTCAGGTTGTAGATGTTAAGTCTGCTTCTAAGTATGCCTTCGAGAAGTTTAAAGATGGTACATTAAAAGACAATGACTCTTTTGGTTACATTAAACAGATCGGTGGCTATAGCGCTGCTGAAGAAGTTGATGGAGCCTTTATTGCCTTAAATAAAGAGTCTGGTGAACTTGCTCTGCTTGAGGTTCCTCTCACATTTGGTTCCCAACGAGCAACTGAGAAACGTATTGAAGAAATCAAGAAGGTTATCAGTTCTCCAAATAAACCACCGAGGGCCTATTCACCAGAGCCCCACAATAAATCAGGTAATATGAAACTTCCAACGAACTGTTCATATTGTGATTTCAAACAAACGTGTTGGGCCGATTCAAATAATGGTAAAGGTCTTCGTACCTTTGTCTATTCTACCGGCCCTGTATATTTAACATCGGTTCAGAAAGAACCAGACGTATTCGAGGTAAAATAATGACACTCAGAGTTGTAAGCGATAATACAACCCCGCCCAGTGGTCCAGAAGATGATGCTGTAACATATCATACATATGATATTACATATAGCAATAAAGCAACTGGACTGGCAGAGACTGTTCGTGGTACTGGTTACCCCTTTATGTTGTCCGGACTTTTTAGTCTTGTGAAACTTGACGATAAGAAGAACACATACACAGAGGTTTCAGTTCCTGTAACTGAACTTATTTTAGTTCGATTGGTTAAAGATGCCACGGAAGAAGCGTAAACGACCACCGAAAGGTTATCGTTCTGGCTTTGAGAAGATAGTCGCTGATAAACTTACTGACCTTAAGATTGATTATGAATTTGAGAAAATCAAAGTTCCATACATTCTTGAGCGTAAGTATGTCAGCGACTTTTCTTTTGATGGTATCCTTTTGGAAACTAAAGGGTACTTAAGAAAGGGCGATATCACAAAAATGAGAGCTGTTAAAAAGCAACATCCTGACCTTCGTATTGTCTTTTTATTTCAATCTCCAGATAAGCCCATGTCTGGTTCAAAGACAAACCCTCCAACAACACACGCTCAGTGGGCAGAAAAGAATGGGTTTGAATGGATAACAATAGATCAACTAGAAACTTTGAAGCCGTCTCCAACCAAATCGAAAAGATTGCGAACTACTTAGACGCTTGGGGATACACATTTGACGCAGCTACTTTTAGACGAGTAGCTACAGATTTAAAAACAGGGCACAACAGAAGGCCCGTACCACAACCACGCTACTTTCAGGAGTTCTGATGGGCAAGACACACTTACTAATTCCCGATAGTCATGCTACGCCGGGACATCATAACAAACGCTATGATCTTTTAGCAAAACTTATTATTGATCTTAAACCGGACACAGTGATTGACATTGGGGATTGGTGGGATATGTCTAGCCTTTGCTCTTATGACAAAGGTACTAAGGGCTTTGAAGGCCGTCGTTACAAAGCTGACGTAGAGGCTGGTATTGATGGTCAAGACCGTATCTACAGCAGACTTCGAGCTCGTAAAAAGAAACTACCAAGATTTGTTAGATGTCTTGGTAATCATGAAGAACGTATTAATAAAGTCATTGATAGAGACCCAGTACTTGAAGGTACAATGGGTACTAAAGACCTTATGTCCAGAGAGTACGGTTGGGAAGAATATCCCTTTAAATCTGTGGTGAATGTCGATGGAATTAACTACTCCCACTACTTTACATCCGGCGTCATGGGACGACCAGTTGCTTCCGCCCGATCTCTCTTGGCTAAGCAGTATTCCTCGTGTTCAATGGGACACGCGCATACATTCGATTATGCTACTGCCAGCAACACAGAAGGAAGAAAGATTCACGGGCTTATCTGTGGAGTCTTTCAGGATTATGACCCGAAATTCGCTGATGGAAGCAGCCATTTATGGCGTAGGGGTGTGTGTATTAAGCACAACGTCAACAACGGAGACTACGACCTAGAGTGGGTTTCCATGAAGAGGCTTTATGAACTTTACGGAAGGTCTTAAACAATGGATAAAGACGTACCACACGGGAGTTACACCATCACTTATGATGGAAAAATTAAGACTTCAGAAGGAGGTCTTAAGCACGTTGAAGTCGATAAAACAAACGTAAAGAGACAAAAGCATTATGAACAATATGAAATTCAACCTGTGGACTATATTGTGGCTACGCTTGGACCCGGCTGGTTGGTGGGAAATGTAATTAAGTACGTAATGCGTTACAACGAAAAGAACGGTAGGCAGGATATTCTTAAAGCTATGCACTACCTAGAAATGTTATTGAATCATGTAGACGGAAGAGGACCAAGAGATTATGGCACGGAAACTAAAACCTAAACGAGGTGTCCCTTACTTTATCGAGTGGATAGATGCCTCTGCTGCACCAAATAAGTGGCAGAGCCATGAAGAAATTGATGAGATGTTCGATGAAGATTATATTGTCTGGACACTCGGTTGGTTTCATAAAGAGACAGAGAACTATTATATTTTCTGTTCTACTGTGTCAAAAGCAAATGATGCTAAGGCTGCCGTCTGGGCGATTCCAAAGGGTATGATTGTTAGATTAAAAGAGGTAAGTTATGGATGATTTCCAAATGTTCATCGCACAGTCTAAGTACGCGCGATGGTTAGAAGATGAAGGCCGACGAGAGACGTGGGAAGAAACAGTAAGACGTTATATCACTTACGTTGAAAAATATATTGGTTCAACAATTGGTATTGATGAGGCTATTCTATCTGACACAATTGAATCTCAGAAGTCTATTCAGAACCTAGAAGTAATGCCCTCTATGCGCGCTCTGATGACCGCTGGACCGGCTCTAGAGCGTTGCAACGTAGCAGGGTACAACTGTGCTTACTTGCCTGTAGAGAGCCTTCGTAGCTTCGATGAAGCGATGTATATCCTGATGTGTGGTACTGGAGTTGGTTATAGTGTCGAAAAGAAATACACGAATAAGTTACCGATCATTAATGAACATTTTGAACGATCTGACACCGTTATTAAGGTTGCAGACTCTAAGGCTGGATGGGCTAGATCGCTTAGAGAACTTATTTCATTACTCTATTCTGGACAGGTCCCTCAATGGGACGTATCTGCGTTACGACCCGCAGGAGCTCGCCTCAAGACTTTTGGAGGAAGAGCAAGTGGTCCTGAACCTCTGGTCGCCTTATTTGAGTTCACCACAACTCTTATTACTCAGGCTAAAGGACGACGCCTCAGACCCATTGAATGTCACGACCTTATGTGTAAGATTGCTGAAGTCGTAGTTGTTGGTGGTGTAAGACGATCAGCTATGATTAGTTTGTCTGATCTTGATGACACTGAGATGGCTCGGGCTAAATCAGGTACATGGTGGCAGACACATCCTCACAGAGCATTGGCAAACAACAGTGCTGTGTACGATGAGAAACCTAGTATTTCTAAATTTTTAGATGAATGGAAAGATTTATATGAATCAGGAAGTGGTGAAAGAGGTATCTTCAACAGATACGGAACTCGTAAACAGGCTGAAAGAAATGGACGCCGATCAGTTGATGGCATTGATTTTGGCACTAATCCTTGCTCTGAGATCATCCTTAGACCCAGCAACATTCCTCGGCACCGTCCAAGCTTGTTGGACTGACTTCAAATATCTTAGACGCATCTGGGCAACCAATTGCGAAGAAGAAAGGCTCCTTGGTGTATCCTTAACAGGTCTATACGATAATCTTGATGTATGGGAGCATCTTAAGGAATTAAAACAATATGCCATCGATTGTAATGCAGAATTTGCAACATTATTTGGTATCAATCAATCCTGTGCGATTACGTGTGTTAAACCCAGTGGTACTGTTAGCCAACTTGTTGACAGCGCTTCTGGTCTTCATCCTCGTCACAACGAACATTATATTCGCACAGTAAGGTCTGACAACAAAGACCCAATGACACAGTTCCTTCGGGATCAAGGTGTTCTCTGGGAACCAGATGTAATGAAACCTTATGATACTACAGTCTTTTCTTTCTACAAGAAAGCTCCTGATGGTGCAGTCACTCGTAAAGCCCTTCCTGCTATTATTCATCTTTGGGACTGGCTTGAAATTCAGAATGAATGGTGTGAACATAAACCTTCTGTGACTATTAATGTAAAAGAAGACGAGTGGGTTGAGCTTGCTGGTGAGGTCTATAAGAACTTTGACCAGATCACTGGTGCAGATCACTGGTGTAGCATTCTTACCATTTAGTGACCACGTTTATAAACAAGCGCCTTATCAAGACATCTCAAAAGAAGAGTACGATAAAGCACCTAAGTACAATATTGATTGGAGTAAATTTAGTGACTACGAAAAAACAGACACAACCAGCGGAAGCCAAGAGTTCGCCTGCTCCGGTGGATACTGTGAGATCGTTGACGTATCGGCGTGACCATCAAACAGGGCTCTATTACATCACAGAAAACGGTGTTGACTTAGATGTAGGCGGCTTTACAACACTTGCAGACGTTAATAATAAAATTGGACAACTTAATAAGGAAACAAAATAATGGACTTTTTTCTCACATTCCTCGGCGGCACTATTGGTGTTCTCTTTGGTGCATTTCTCGTGAAACTTTATCTGGACTGGAAAGAGCGTAAAGAGCAGAAAGCTTTTAACGAGTACCTCGCTCAGCTTCAGAAAGAACTGGATGAGCTTTATAAGCAACCAGATGAAGTTACTAAACCGATCATCTCTGACCCACCGGAACCAGTTGATCGTCCTCTGTAAACAAAATAAAACCCCCTAAGCGTAATTGCCTAGGGGGTTTCTTTTTTATTTCTTTTTACCAGCTTTTTGTCCGGGCTTGTACCCATGCTTTCTTTCAAAAGCTTTATTCTCAATAATAAGTTTAGCCATATCTCTATCACGTCTGATTGGAGACTTAAGCATATTATTGGCAGTACCGGGCCTATTAGACTCTAGGGAAGCTTTAAGATGGAAGTTGTAGTCATCCATTCTACGATTAGTTTCGTAGATTTCTTTATTACTCTTTGGGGTCTTCTTTTTGGGCATCTTTAATTTCTTTCTTAAGATAATCATTAAGAACATCTTTAAGGGTTTTGTTCTGCATAGCAGCTAAGGTTTTAGGACCAACAGCAGCACCAAGTACAGCAGCAATAAACTTAAAGGCTTCTAACATAGGAGTAGCCGCAGCTACTGCACCGAACACTGTACCAAGAATAATAGCAGCTACCGGGTATTCCATATTCTTTTTCCAACCACCGATAAACAAACCAGCAGCAGTTACAAGAATACTAATTATTAAAAATTCTAAACTATCATGAACTAACGTGACAATCTTATTCATCCAAATCATCTGTTAAATACCAGTCTACAAATGTGTTATGTCGAGTAGCACACGTAAAGTATTCTTTACCCCAAGAGCCACCAACGTTGTTTGTTATATACTCCCACTGAGACTCGGGGGAAAGTTCTAACCATTGCTCTTCTGTAATCATAAGCTTTGGAAGTTCCGTTGGACACTTCGTTACATATTCAACAGGTGCCTCTTTCGGCAATGTTTTTGTTTCAATCACTTGCGGCGGCTGCGATACTGTTGAACACGCCGACAGTGCCAGCATAGTCAGCCCTACAATCGCTACCGACAATAACTTCTTTACCAAGGGAGTTCTCCACTGACTGTGCTAATTCATAAAATTGATTGTTAATCTTACCTGAAAGGATTTGATTTGAACGACGATTCTCTTCTTGCTGAGCAATCTGACGATCTGATATCAGACGAAGCTCCTCAATTACCCGATCTTTACTTTGACTTACACTTTTTGTGTACTCTGATTGAGCAAGTTCGTAACCATCTGAACGACCCGCTTTATAAGACAAACCCGCTAACGCTACAAGACCTAGTAAACTTAGAGTCACAAGTAGGGCATTTGTCCTTAGTTTTGCAAAAGCGGATACAAGAAACGTTAGCATCCTACCATACTCCCCATTCATAAAGTTTACCATTTGCTTTTCGAGGTCTAAAGTCTACATGTATGAACGTAGCATATCTTCCTATACCACCCGCTCCACATTTCTTGGCTATAGACTCAAGCTCCCGGCCCATCTCCTTGTCCTTGATGTGGATATCAAAGGCAAGACCAAGGGTATGTTGACTATTGGGCTCACCCCCGATCTTTTTGTTATAGGCGACATCACGATACGCAGAGTTAATCCTAAGTGGTTTCTTGTAGATGTCTCTCATAGCTTGGAGGGATTTGAGTGCGTGCTTAACCACGATGATAGAACCATCACCGTTAGACGCCAACTCTTTTGGTGAGAAGTTGGGGGCAAGCTTATCCCACTCGCCCCTGTCAACCTCAGACCAATGCTTTGCAATGATCTTATCAGTCATATTTAGTTTTTCCTATCATACTCTGTTCCACGGAGTCCCTGCCATTCATCAGCAAAGTTTTTACCGGGTTTGTTTCTTTGTTTATAGAGCTCAAGGAACATTTGATCTTGAAGCTCAGGAGTAAACGTTTCTGTTCCGTCTAGACCCATGTCTTTCATAAGACCTCTAAGAGTAGACCCTACAATCTGATAACGACCTAATGGAGTACTTGGACCCATCTCAGGATCGGGTCGGTTCTTAGCAACATATTGTCCATAGTCACCGGAAGGTTTAGTAAACTCAAGAAGTTCATTAAGAGTCATCTGAGTTACATCAATGTTACTAAATTCAGATTCCTCAGTTCTTCCCCAAAGACGGTTATAAGCCCCATCTCCTGTTTCTGTTTCATCAATCTTAGCCAACAGTGGTGCTAATTTAGGATCAGCAGCAGCCGCTTCAGTAAGAGTTGGTCCCATTACAAATGAACCTGTTCCAGATGTATTAACTTTTCCAAGGTCTTTCTTGAAGAAGTCTTCTACAGTTTTAAGTTCTGCGTAGAAGGGGTCATCTACTGGCGTCTCTTGTTTAAGCTGGTCAATCATAGTTTGCATCTTGGTCCAAGGAGTCTTAACGGGCTTTTTTGATTCAGTCGGCTTCTTAACCTCTTTATCTTTTGTCATTTCCTCTTTAACAGCTAAGAGGTTCCCAGTAGCTTGTTGCATAACAAGAACAGGGCTTACTGTTTGATTCCAACTATCGGTTTGTTCTGTAAGACCAAGAATTTCATCCATTAAGTCTTCAGAGTTCATACCATCTACAATTGCTTTACGACGAGAAAGTTCAGATGTTCCAGCCGGGAAAGCTTTACTGTCTGTACGTTGTTCAGATACAGTTACAATACCATCAAGAAGTAAGTTAAGATCACGGACAATGTTTTTCGTTTCAGACCCTGTCCAGACGTTCATCTGGTTACGACCATTCATCTCAAAACGACCTGTCTTCTCATTAAACTCTACACGAGGCTTCACTTTCCCACCAACACCACCAACCATTGTTGGGTTTGCAGATGTTTTTAACGGTGAAAGCATAGAGCCCACAGAGTTAGACGTGTAGTCTTTTATAGCTGAGCTAAACGCATTAAAGTATGAGGTTTCAAGTTGAGACCTGATGGCGTTTGCTCGGAGACTATCTCCTGTAACTTGTTCATAGTTATTAACAGCAAGAATCATTTGACCGGGAGGAAGCTTCTCAAGAACAGTCTTGACATGTTTATCTGTAGGTGTGCTAGACGAGATTCGAGTAGCTTCAAACAGAACAGGTCTAATACTATTATCCCAACCCTTTGCAGTCTCTACTGTAGGGTTAACAATAAGCTCTGGTGTCGATTTGCTTAAAGTACCTGCACCGATAGTGACTGCCATGTTATAGGCTGGAGGGTCCTTTTCTTTAAGCGTAGCAAGGTCTTCTGGTGTTTCAGATGTAATAGCTTCAACAGCCTTATCAAAGGTGGGCGTTGGTTTACCTCTAGCACGATTACTCATTGCTGTAGCGACTTCACCAGTAAGGTCCTCACGATAAGCCCCAGACTCATTTAATCCTTCTACAAGCCACGCAGCACCTGCTTGTCCAAATGTGTCCATATGGAACATAACATCTGGCATATTTTCATATGCAAATGTTGTATTTGCAGATTGATAAGCTGTAATCTGTTCAAGCATACGTTGGTTGGAAGACATATCTCCAGCCATTAATCTTTGAAGTTGTTTGTCTACTTGGTCGAACCAAGCAAGACCACGATCTACTTCAGTCTTATTAAAGCCACCTGTTTTAGCAAGAAACTCATTACGATCTCTTGTAGCACCCAGCATTGCTGTTTGAACAGCTTCACGGAATACCTTTTCTTTAGCAGGGTCAAACTTAGCATCATTAGCTAGTTTAAGAAGATTGCTTAAAGGTTGTTGATAACTAGAGGTGTAACGACGCATAGTCGTATCTACAACAGCTTCTTCTGCCTCTGCTTCTCGACGATCTTTTAAAGTGTTTTGATGAGTTTGTTCAGCACGAGCTTCTTGATTAGCTTCTCTAATATCTGTAAGACGTTTTTCAGCTTCATCATATTCATAGCTAAGCTTTGTTTCAGCAGCGCCCCTTGAGATAATCTCAGACCGGGACATCTTACTAATATCAATACCCATCTTTGTAAGAGTTTCGCTGTATGTTGCAACTGCTGTGTTCTTAGCTGCAAGCTCTGCATCTGCCATTTTTTGACGACTCTTAGCTTCTCTAAACATAAAGTCATCAAAACCACGCTCACCCAGCCAGTTAAAGATTTCAGCTTCTTGATCTGGATATTTAGATGCTACCTTTTTCTGAAGGTCTTGAATAGCAGCATCAATTGCAAGGGGAGACAAGTTGGCTCGCTTCATACGAACAACCTTGTTTGCATGTCCTTGAATCTCTGAAGGAGCTACGTAAGTAGTTTCATTAGACATAATACCCCGGACACCCGAAGCAAGTTCATCTAGTGCAGCCTCTTCATTAGCTTTAGCTTGTGCTTCAGCTTGCTTACCTTCATAGATTGTTTTGTTTTCTTTAGCTTGTATATAACCACCAAGGAGTCCAGTAGCAGCCCCGAGGTAATCCGGAGCTGCCACTTCTGTCGTGATGATTGGCTTACCCCCAGAGGGGGCACTTAATGTATCCGTTAAGCTTGCCATATTTATTCACCATCTTTCAATTCTTCGTCAATTTGTTGACGAGCTTTATTTGCCATTTGTTCTTTTTCATAAGTTTTAGCTAGAGACGCAGCAATAGACTGAGTATGGTCGTACCTGCTTACTTCATCAAAGACTTCTGTGTATAGATCATCAGGAATCATTTGATAATATACAGCACGATCTTGAAGCGCTCGCTTAGCTGCATCTGAGTCTCCTGCTTCTTTCGCTACTGTATAACGAATCTCAGCAGCTTTAATTTCACTCACATAATCTGCAATTGCAAGTTTACGCTGTTTACCAATAGCAATATACGTTGAGACTTCTCTCTGTTCTCCGGGAGTTAAACCAAACAATCCAGTAAGAACAGCTTCAAGAGGTGTAAGCTCATCAGCAAGAACTGTTGGAGCTTTACTAGGTCCAAACACAGGGTTTGTTTGTCTTGAATAAATCATACCAGC